AATAGTTCCTGATGTTACTCTTCCTGGTAAAAACTTAGAAACACCAGTTGCACTTGCTGGTGCTTTTGTAAATCCTGCAGCTTGACCTAAACTTCCAATACCATAAGCTAGTGCAGCATTTTTTAATGCGTCATCTAAATCACGACCACTTGCTAATGATCCGATACCAGAACCTATCGCAGCACCTGCTGGACCTCCTAACGCAAATCCTATCGTACTACCAATCAATGGTGCGGCTCTTTTTAATGTTCTAGTGATGTTTTTAAAAATTCCCATAGCTTATATTACCAATTATTTGTTAATTCTACAATGCTATATCCTAGATATCGCACTCGTTGTTACTCTAGTTTTAGATAATTCTTGAATACTTGCTACAACATGCAATCTATTCGCTGTTGCAGCTTGTACTTTTAACACTTCTCCACTCTGTAATATCAAATCTTTTGTAAGTAACTCTACAGTTGTGTTAGCTCCTACTGCTTTGACATTAAACAAAACAAATGTATCACTACCACTAACAAGTTGAACAGTAATTGTATCAGCGTTACCACTATCTTCCGCTACTAATATAGAGTTTACAACGGCTGCGTTGAAATCGGCATCACTAGGAACTGTAAACAAAGTTGTGAGATCCGTTGTAGTTAAGTCTACTTTTGCATTTGTCACACCTTGAATATATTGAGGAATACTGGTTATAAGCATTAGCGTCTACCATCCTGTCTTATGTCCACTCTGGGTGTACCTAGTTTATATTTTGTTCCCAGTGATGTGGAATCAATCCTTAAAGCAAAAGACCTACCTCGTAAACGATAGTTTAATTTTTCTGTAAACTGTTCTACTGGACTAGTTGCAGATCTCTGTGTTGTAACTTGTGTTGTCTCATTAAAATTAGCACCAGGATTGTTTCTTGATTTCATAGTAAACGATACATCTGGGTTAACACTTGTTGATCCAGTAAACGTAATATCTGGTATAACTTGTTTTAAAAACAAGAACTTATCGCCATCTCCTATGTCAATAGCTGATGACTCTATAAATGATGTCATAGCAGATCCGTCATCATCAAAGCCAACTTCATGATTGTAAAGATACTGATTGCCAGTGGCTTGTGGTAAGTTTCTGATACCCCTGTCAAGCCAAGCCTGTCTTGCAAGTGTACCATAATACCAAACTTTTTCTGTGTAGTTAAAAGCAACATATTTATCTACAGTCGTTCCACTTGATGATGGATAGAACCACAATATCTCACTAAATTCAGAATTAAGACCTACATGTACTTTATCACGCTCTTCAAAATTAAAATCTAAAAATACTTTATCTTTTACTGTGCATGGCAGTTGCACTGTTTGACCACCAGAATAAACATAAAATGTATCAACACCCATCCAATATACAGCATCTTCAACAGCTATTGCAGAAAAAGGACTCATGATAGTTATATTCTTCGATAGTTCTTGCAGACCAAAAGTAAATGGTGGCCCTATAAACTTCATGGCGTGTAGTGTTTTATTAGTAAAGACGAGTATCTGTTGTTTTGTTTCAACAGCTTGTACGAAAGTAGATCCACCACCTAATCTTAAATCACCTGCTGTATTAGTAGCAGTCGGAAAAAAATCTACTGGGTTTTCTTGTGAAGAAAAACGTATCAACAATGGATCTTGTACCCCGTTCCCTTGTGTAGCAGACGAATTTGCACCCAATCCATCACAGCCAAATACAATTACATGTCGGTCTTGGTCTGACACAAGAACTTGTTTAGCTATTGTTGGAACACTGGTTTCTCCAGAATATGTACCTGTTGCACTAAGTTCTATGGCTCTGTTACCTAACCCATTTGTTTTATCCCAGTAAAACAATCCACCATCTCTTGGATTTATAATTAAATCTTCTCCAAAATTATCATGTGACCACAGTCTTATCTGTGCTCCAGGAACCGTGACACTTGCTGCATTACCCCAACCAACAAAATCATTGGCAGAGTCTGCATTACCAGTTGCTAATCTTACAAGTGTATTATCTGCATGTGTTGCTGCTGCTGTGCCACTTGCACCTCTGGTTGATGGACCTCCACCAGTTCCTAATGTATTAGAACTTATCGTGCCAACTGTAATCAGTTCTTCTTCTATCAATATTAAATCACCAGCCGTGATCCCTGTTGCACTGTCCACATCTATTGCAGTTTCACTTGCGTCCAGAGCTTCTGCTAATTGTGTTGCCAAAGCACCCGATGTTGTACCACTCCACTGACCAGCACCCCAACCAGTTCCGCCAACTGTTACATCTAATCCAACATTTAATTGGTATGCACCTACAACGCTAGATCCACCATTACCAGTGTCAGATGAATTAGCTGCCACGCTTGATGTGATTGTGTAAGCATTAGAACTTATAATAGATGCAATTTGAAACTCTGCATTAAGTATTGTAGCAGTTATTGTACCACCTAAAGTTGCTGCACCAGAGAATGTTACAAAGTCTTTTTCATTAGCACCATGTGCTGGATCTGTAACAGTTATTGTTGTAGAGCCATTTGTGGCTGCAAAAGTTATATCACCTGCACCTGTAGTATTTCTAATTGGTGTAATATCATTAAATGTCTGACCTTCTTCTATATAGTATTTAAGGTGTGTGCCGATACCCATGAAGTCAGAGCCATCAAGAGCCACCCAGTTGTGTAGTCTTCTAGCACTGCCTAAATACTGATTAGTACTATATTTCTCCCAACCACCAAACTTTTCTGGAAAACCAAATCTAAATCTTACTTTGTCACCATCAACAAACCCACCTTCATTACTGTAAGATGTAATATCAGATACAATACCAGGTTTAAATTTTAAAGCTTTCATAGGCATTAGAACGCACTCACTGATTTAGTTCCTGTGTAAGCGTCTTCATTAACACTACCACTTCCGTCATTTATGTCTTTCAAAGCAAAAGGTCTACTACTGC